GAAACATCGTCATAGAGACACACAAATCTTTTTGCAAATTCGAATGAACCATTCGTAGATACAATAGATTTGGTTAGGTTTATTGGACTACCTATCTCATTTAAAATAGTGAGATAGTGTCCTGCGATACTTTTATTGGCGATAACAACGTCATCACCAAGTACCAGGTATAATAATGGTCCTTTATACCCAGACCGTCTCCATGCCATAAAAACTATTAAATGGTGAAAGAGAGCAAGCATTGCCCAGGATGAATAGGCACCCATAGGTTGACCCGCTGCATATCTGACATGAGTAACCTGCTCGAAAGCAGCCTCATGAAATTTACCAGGTATCTGAGAAGATACATGGGCAATACGGGTTAAAATATATGGGCTTGGGGTAGACACCCCTAGCTGTTTAACCGAAGTTAAACGTTCTTTACGGAACACGGATGGCAATGCAAACCATCGTGTCGTTAGGAACTCAATCCATGCTGAAGCAGCTTGATCACCGATAAAATACGAGATTAGTACTGCCTGTAAGTTCACGGGTAATCGGTCAGTGGCGGCTGTTAAGTCGAAAGAGAAAACATCAGTTACTTTACGTAATCTGATCTCCTCAGTGAATCTGCGAACAGATTCCCGCTGATTAAATGTTGCATCTTGTCTAATCAGACGCAACATACCGAAAATTCCTTCATGAATCGGTTTAAGGATCCACTGTGAAAAAGGATCTAACATAGCAAACACACGGAGTTTTCCTGCAGGTTCTTGTTTATAAGCAAGTTTACCTACATTGGAAGGACCCCAGTCACATTTTTCTAAAAATGCGGTAATTGGGCCCAGACTAGCGAATAATCGCGCTAAACCCGGAGCACCAACTACATTTGCTAACTTAGCCCCATGAACCAGGAAGCCTTTGAATGATTTTTCCCACCCGAACCCTCCAACATATCGAAGGGCACGAAGAGAGTTCAATATCGTAAATAGGTGACCTGCCGGGAATTTCCCTTTAAGCAGTTCATTCTCTGTCATCGTTGCCACCTTAGGTGACGTAGGACTAACAGACAATATAGACCAAGCCTTAAATAGGCCTTGACTATAAACCAATTTATGATACTTAATAAACTCTTCAATAGTTACTAGGAGTTCACCCACAAAGGAGTTACTTACCTGTACTCCGGGAGTCACAATCGTTTTGATTGTGGGCACACCAGCAAATTCCAATACTCGGTATAACCCGAATAAGGTAATCCATAAACGAAGATGGAATCTACTCCCATCTCGGATATGAGCTCGATGTGCTTTCGGAATCACTCGCGGTAACCCGGTACTAGTACAAGAGACAGCAGCTCCGAAGAGTTGTGAAGGATAACGTTCCTTCTGTCCCGATACAGATTGCATAAGCATTATCTGTGCCGTTTTCAAGTACTTAGTAACGAACTTAATGCTAGTCTTTTTAAAAAGACCACTTAAGAATCTCGCGTACATTACGAACACACGAACAAAACCTATAGTTACACCTCCTCTTAGTAGATAAATCATGCGAATGCAATGATTTATAAGGGCTTTTCCAGCTTTTACGCTGAAAACACCAACGAAATCTGGGACCATACATCTCGCCAACCACGGCGCCGTACGTGTAAAGAAATTTACTATACGTGTCATGTTTGAGTTATGTTGACCCTGTTTCCGCCTTCAGTTTCCTAATGGTTCAAAAATGACCAAAAGGGCTGCAGGTGCCTGTGCAAGGAAGGTAGGGGTACCCATAGGGGCCTACTAAATTACTTAAAGGATTATTGGTGCCTATAAGGTCCTAATAATCTACTTTTATGATCTACGCATGGGACGTCTGCGCACCTTTGCAGGGGCCACGAGTTGCATACTACGATCATTGATACTAAAATCTGAAAAGCAAATTATCTCAGAACCAAATAATTTTCCAACTGTTCTTTAGATTGAACAGTAACCAACATTGCCTT